TTTTTTATATTGGTTATATATTTTGCGTCTTTGTTCTTTTTTTAATTTCAATTTTTTCATTATAATAATACTTTCTTTTATTCTTTTTAATTTCAATAATTCCAATACATCTTTGGCAAATAAATTTTTTAAATCTTTTATAATTAATTTATCTATATGTTTTTTTTTCTTTTTTTTGCTCATAATTCTTTATATTTACCAGTACAACTACTGGTTGATTCTTTATGATAGTACAACTAGAGGTTGTATTTTGTATGTTCTTATATTGTTCTACCCTGTGATAAAAATGCAACACTATTTATAGACTATTCGTTATGTATTACAAGGGTTATTTTATCAGTATTTAATGCTTTAAAAATTAGATTATTAATATATAAGTACGTAATGGATAAAAACAAGAAATTAAAAAATTAAATTATGTGTATTATTATTCAAGGAAAGCCAAACGATATAACAAAAAAGATTTTAAAAAACGCATATCAAAATAATGAAAATGGTTTTGGTTTAATGTACTTAAAAAATAAAAAAGTTATTTCCGAAAGAATTTATCCGAAAGGTTTTAAATCAATAAAAAAATTATTCAATAAACATAAAAATGAAACTGATAATATTGCCTTACATTTTAGGCTATGTACTAATGGAGAAAAAACAAGATACAATTCACACCCATTTAATGTGTTTAATAAAGAGTTTAAATATCAAATGTCATTGATGCATAATAGCCCAACTTTACCTTGTGCATTTATTGATAAAAAATATTCAGATACTTATTATTTTGTTAAACAATTTTTAAACCCTATTCTAACTAAAAATATTAATTTAATTAAAAGAAAAGATTTTAAAGAAACATTGGAAAAAATAATTAATGTTGAAAGTGAAAGTAAAATTTTATTGCTGGATAATTTTCAAAACAAATTTACATTTCTAGGTACATGGTACGATTATAATAAATTAAAGATATCAAACAATTATGGGTTGCGTGAAACTATAAGTTATAGTGATTACTGGGATAATTACAATTCGGGATATGGTGTACAATACAAAAAAAATATTGCTGAAATTTTAAAAGATAAACAACAAAACGATAACGAGAAAACACTACTACCACCAGAGCCGACAGAAAAAAATTCTAGTTTCTCGTCATATAAAGATGATAAAATATACAATATTGAAAGAGAAGAATTGCAAAGTCAGTACGAGGAGATGCTCGAGATATTAGAAAATGGAGATACCCAGCAAATTATGGAAGAATTAGGAAAAAAACCAGTTCTATACGCAAAACTTTTAAAAGCATATTTCCACGATAACAACCAACTAACAACCAACAACGATATCGAGGATTTAATTAACGATAAAACTGTTAAAACTTATGGTTAGTACATTTAACGATATTAGAATTTTTAGAAAACAACTAGATTTTAAATACAATTCGGAAGAATTGGCACGTTATATTTTTTCACCATTAAGATTAATGAAAAATAAAAAACAACTTTCAAAAAAATTTAAGTTTATTGATGTATTTCCAACTGATGATATTAAAACTTTTCATCATCATTTTTTAAAAGTTAATGAATTGCAATACTACGAAGAAAAAAAAGAAATTATAATTATTTTAAATCACTATTTAAATGCTTTGAAAATTTATAATTTTTGCGAGGAATATATAGAAAAAAATATTGATAAACCGATTAATATGTTGAAACACTCGTTACTAGAAACTTGCTTTACTAAAAATAAAAAAGATATATATAAACTTTCTTTTTTTAAAATTTACAGATATGTAATTACAAATCAATTAACGTCTTTATTTACCCAAAGTGATATACAAAATTGTGAATTGTACCATAAAAAATCGGATACATTTATAACTGGTATTTTAAATCATTTAAAATTTAACGTATCAAAAAATAATATTTTACCTTGTTCTATCACTGGTTTATTTCATAGAAAAAATGACGTGTTACAAATTTATAACAATAGAATAATTTTTAATGAGATACTTTATAATAATCATATTTTTTTTAATGATTATAAAATTATCAGCAATAGCTATGCTCATAAATTTTTTGTTAAAGGGTATGGAGAGCGAAAAATTTATTTTATTGATTATGACGAAGACGATCAAAACAATGAATTTAATTTTGTTTATGTTAAAGAATTAAATTATTGTGTTGCTAGTTATGATATTAAAACTTTAAACAAATACCCGCAAATTAATCTCGATTCGGCACATAACCAACTACGATATCACGATTTTAGAATACATAAAGAACTCCCGAAACAAATGCTACCACACGAAAAAAAGAATGAAAAAGATAATTTATATTTCGGCTTGGAAATAGAGGTTGGTTATACAAATAAATGTCCACATCAAAAAATACATAAATTAATTGAAGAAGAATTTTTACAAGGTTTGGCAATTTGTAAAAGTGATGGCTCTATTGATAATGGTTTTGAAATTAACCTTGTTCCAATGACGTTTGATTATATAAAAAATACTGATTTATATTTTAAATTTTTTGACAAGGTAAAAGATTATTTACGCAGTTATAAAATGCCAAATACTGGTATTCATATTCACGTATCAAAAAAACCTTTGACAATTTTAGATCAGGGAAAAATACTGGAGTTCATTAACTCAATTAGAAATAGAGAATATATAGTTAAACTATCACAACGTGACCCAAATACTTTCTGTCAGGTTAATGACACGTTAAAGGTAAAAGATATTTTAAAAAAAGATAGAAACCCAAAATATTATGATCGAGATAATCAAAACCATAGAGATATACGAGTTACTTTAAATGATAAATATCAAGCTGTTAATATATTAAATGATGAAACGATAGAAATTAGAATTTTTAAGGGCAATATAGTTCCGCAAACAATTTCAAGATTTATTGAATTTACACATTGTTTAATTCAGTTCGTTAAAAATAATAGTTCGGATAAAATGTTTTTTAGATACTTTATGGAATATGCTAAAAAAGAAAAAATACATTATCCATTCTTGAATGAATTTCACAATCAATTCAATAGTGAAAAAAATGTTAAAGAATTAAAAGAAAATTTCAGGTATTCCAGTAAGTTTAAAAAGTCATTGAGAAATATTACTTATAATATTCCACAATTAAATATATTTACTGGAAAACCCAAAGTTAAAAAGAATAGAAAAATAATAAATAGATGAAAAATAAAAATTTTAAACTGTTAAAAATAAGTGAATATCCTTGTAATAACTGGAGTGAATTTAAAAATAAATATTTATATTTTGGGCATAATCTCACTGGTTATTTTACTAGATTTACAAACTATCATATTATTAATTATGAGATTTTCGGTGTTAGTATAAACAAAGTCTTTGATTTAATAATCAGGAAAATTAAACCATATAAAACCTTTGGAGATATGAGAACAAGGAAAGATAATTTAATTGATGATATTTTTGAAAATCAAATGAGAAATTGGTTTAAATATTTTCCGACTTGTAATCAATCTTTTAAAATAATTGATAATGGTAAAAAAGTAATTGTTACCATTTCTAATATTAAAAAAGTTAAAAAATATCCTACGAGAAATAAATATGGAATTTTTGAATTATAATTATATGAATGAATTATTTTTATTTACCCATAACTATCTAATAGATTATTTAATTCTATGTTTTATTGGTTTTTTCATTATTTGGCTTAAAACATAAAAAAAAGTCTTTCATAGATCAACGCACATGAAAATTTTAAAGTATTCCGATATCTATACACCCTCAAAATATCTAAAAAATTTTTTAGACGCTGGTAGGCTAACTGTGTAAATAGGTTTTCTCGTTATCAATTAGTTAGTATTACTAATCTATTCATAACGAGTAATTAAATTTCGATCTCTCCGATTTCCCTGATTTCCCTGATTTCCCTGATCTCTCCAATCTCTCCAATCTCTCCATGTGATCTTTATGGGTTATAATTTAAGTTCAAAAAAACTGATAACACTATGTTAAAAACATAAACATAAAATAAAAAAATCTTATATTGAACGAGATATACAATGTCGTTCAATCGTTTGTCTAAAAAGTTAAGGTTTTCAATGCAATCAGAAGTTTCACAACCACAGGTTGCATGGGGGAAACCTGACAGTTGGTGTAATCAAGATACCCATTCAAATTTTTCTAACAAATTATTTCAACTGGTTTCCAGTCTACTCCGTCTACCAATTCCAGATAACACAAAACTACTTAAATAAGCCTTGATTTACTTGTCTTACTATAGCGAGAAATAAGGCTAAAAGCGACGAGAAGGTTGTAGTACCTTTCTCTAGTGTCAGGTAGTATTAGTTGTATGGGTGTATCTAGTATACCCTTAAGGGGTCTATTAGAGTAACCCTTATAATAACACTTATAATAACCCTTATAATAACCCTAAGAGTAACCCTTAATTAATCCAGTTATCTTCTTTAGGTCTAGTACCTAATGCACTTGACATAAAACGATCTAGGTCTATCTTAATTAATCTATCTTTGTGGTCTTGTAATTGTCTATCCGTATCTACGGCCATAGTTTCTATCCAGTAATGTACGGCAATCGCTAGGGCATCTAATCGGTCATCATTCCTTAAGCTACCTCTGTCTTTAGTAATACGGGTTAGCTGATGGAATAATTGATAATTAGCGTCCTTTGTATCGAAGTCTTCCCTTATGACTTGAGGAGAGACAATCAATTTGTGTTGGTTAAGGACTGGTTCTAGGGTGTCAATGATTCTTAATTCTTTTTGTTTACTATGATTAACTTCCTCAATACTTACGGGATAATATTTGTTAACAACAGGTTTAAGGAGCTGTGTAAACATTCCGTCACCGAAGTTACGTTCAACTATAATCTTGTTAACCTGTGCGTTTCTAGCTTCTCGTGCTATTAACTGCAGGTTGTCTTCATTATACCCACCACTTATCCCTGTGCATTTTTGCACATATAGATTACCACCTAGTTGTTTAACTATGGCTATCCCCAATTCATCTTTGCCTCGTCCTGAAGGATCAAGTGACATTACTGATCCTGTATAGTCGGTAAAATCTTCACTGGTAAACATAGGTTTGTAAAACTTGTCCCCTGTAAATCCAACGCTGGGTAAATCTTCACAAGCGTACTCTGAAGATCCTGCCCAAGCAACGGTTACAGGAGCTATGTTATTGTTGATGTCCATAACGACAAAATCGCTTAACTTAAGTGGGTAGCGATCCTTGTCGGAAAGAGTAGTGTCCAGCATAAATTGTAAGCTAAATCCTGAACGTCCATAGGACGCCTCTCTTTCTTCTAAATCTATTTTATTAAATCTTATAGGGTCAATAGGTTCACCCTCTTTAGCTTTATTGTTTACTACAAAGGGAGCTAAATTCCCACTGTACTTTTTTATTTGAACGACTTTGGGTTTACGTGCTGTCCAGATCATTGTCTCATAACCTCGTAAACCCAGTTCGTTATAGATACTCATCTCTGATTGAGGTGTACCTAAAAACATAATCTTTCCGTTGGGTGATAATACGGCTTCAAATTCTTTTACATTGTCGGATAGTTTATCCCTCATACTTTGAGTTAAACTATTGTTTAAACTTTCGCAGTCGTCACTAATAATAAAGTCAGCTCTTGACCCTGTAAGTTGGCCTGTGATACCTACCGATTTAACGCTAGGTGCGTGAGCTGCCTTTGCTGGTGCAACGTCAAAGGAAACATTACTACCCCTTTGATTATCTCTAGGGCTTAAATGAACTAATATTTCCATCTCATTGATTAGTCTTTTTGTAAAGGTACTAAAGTCATCTGCTCTATTCTTTGAAGCAGACACAACGAGAAATTTTAAGTTGGGGTTGTTTAATAATTTCCAACAAACAAAAGCACTGCATATCCAGCTTTTTCCTACACCCCTAAATGCCTGAATGACCGACCTTTTGGGTGCACTCTGCATAAAAGAAGCAATATCGTATTGGATTGGTGTGGGTTCTGGTAGACTTAAGTGTTTCCAACATAGGAACAAAAAGTTCCTAAAATCGCTTTTTATTGCCTTCATATCGCCTTTTAAAGCCCGTACAGAGAGATTTTAATGTTTTACGTCCTCTGCTACAGCCTTGAGATTTTCTTCAGAAAAGGGTAGATTTTCTGCTAATTTAGCTAACATACTATCCTTAACTGGAAGTGCATCTATATTGTTATCTTTTAAAAATTGTCTTGCTACGTTTAGATCACTTGCTTTGACCTTTGGGTCATTCACACGATCTAGTAGTTTTTCAGCGAGTTTTTTATGTAACTCTGCTAGTTTCTGTTCTTGAGTTGTCATATTTAATCATCTACTTTTTACCGTTTCTAAATATCTGTGTACCCTTTATTCCAAAAATACTCGCACAAACTAAAATCCAGAGATTTGTGAACCATGATGGAAGTGCTTGGAAATGTTCAAAGAATAAATTTATCTTTTCCATAGCTTCAGGATCATCTGACCAAACTCCCCATGCCAAAATTATTATGGGTAATGTCAGGATCGCTAAAACTACCTCGTCCTTGTAGTCATTCTGTCTTGCTTCTAAAAGTTTGCCGCTATACTCCAACTGGCCAGAACTCATTTTTTCTGCGTGTCTTAATTGTGCATCTGCCATACGCATTTTAGTTTCTTGTCTTTTTTTATATATATGGCTTCCAGCACTTACAGCCATTTTAATTGCACTAAACCACATTATTTATAAAATCCTTTCCAAAACCACTTAACAAATTTTTCCCAACTCTTAAAGGTGATAATTTAGGCATCGTTAACCTTTACACAAGAAAATTTTGTAGCAAGTTGATATTTGTTTACTCTTTCGTGTCCTAATCTATTTAATGTACCCATACTATTAAGGAAAGCCGCGTCAACACAAGCGTCCCAAGTATTATATATTTGGGGATATTTAATCTCTTTTTGACAAGTAGTTTCATTTGGAATTAAAAAAGAACAAACTGCAATAATTAACATAAATTTCATTAGCTTACCCGAAGGTTGCCTCTGTTCTTTTTTCTTGAAGTAACCATTAAATTACTTCGTGAATTATTTTGAGGATTACCGTCTCTATGATGGACATCTTTTCCATCTCCCTTATGTGCAGCTCCAGTGGCCATAAGCTTCCGTCTAGCTGCATTTCGTTTAGCACGATTTTTTTTCTGTTTAGAAGTACCTTGATACTCTCTATATTCTTTTTTATAATTTCTAGCCATTATTTACTTCGTCTTCTACTTGCTCTTATTTTTTTTCTACTTCGTCCTTTTCGTTTGTGCTTATTCATTGTTGAAGTAATGCACTTTTTACCTTGAGAAGTACCCTTAAAAGTTTTTTTATAAGTGACCGTAAGGCCATATTTAGATTTAGTCATTAGTAAAAGTTAATTACTCCTCTGATACAAGAGCATCTTCTTGCATTTTTATCTAATATTAGTTCTCACACTATCTATAAAATTATAAACACGACCAAATTGTTTATCTATATTCATCAATTCATTTTGCATCATGCTTACTATTGTTTGGATTTCAATTAAGGTAATTAAAACCCATGTACTTAAACCCATTAAAATA